CCTCGGCGCCGCGATCAACCGCGCCCGCCGCCAGGAGGAGACCGAGGAGAAGAGCTGAGCCGTTCGCCCCTCACCCGCCTCGCTGCGCTCGGCACCCTCTCCCGCGGTGCGACGCGGTGCGGGAGAGGGGCTACGACGCACTCACTCAAGCTCCTCTCCCGCACCGCGCAGGTCTGTCCGGGGAAACTTCAAGACAATCGGTCCAAAGGTTTGCACGCGAAGTTTCCCGCAATTAACCCGTCTTATAATTATTTGTGTTATCCTTCTTGTTCTTACGACTCGGCGCATCATCGTGTGCCGCGAGCGGACGCAACCGCCCGGTGAACAAGCAAATGTCGGCCGTGATGCGCCAGTGGAGGAGGTAGTCTGGAGCGAACCTGTCTCCAAACTGCAAATTCCCTGGTAACAGGGGAAAAAACAGGGAATTTAATCGATTTCCGGGTCCGCAGACGCGGGTCATCCTCAAATATCGGCGTCCCATCAGACGCTTACATTGCGAGTTCCTAACCACCGAACAGGGAATTTCTTGAAGAGCAACAGGGAATTCGACCTGGCGACGGATCATAGAGCGGACACTGGTCTGCTCGGCCGATCGCTCCGCTCCTTGCACAGTTCAACGCAAAAATTTTTCCACCCCCGCCGGCTGGTGTCGGCCGAATTTCGCCGGTTCTTTGATGAAGATCCGTCGCAGGTGGCCGGGAGCCCCGAAACGTGGCGACAAAAAGTTAGGAAATCCCGCCCCTACCGATCGAAAGGCCACGGGTCGACGGGCCACGGCCAGGGGTCGGCCTGCCGAACGAGGATGGGTGGGCAGAAGATGGGAGGCTGGAGGTAGGGCTCGTTCTGGGCGAACCAGTCGAGGAACAGCAACAGCGCGTCGACCTGGTCGTCGTAGCGGCCGCTAGGAAAGGCGAGGAGCTCGTTCTCGAAATCGGCGAGCCAGAGGGCTTCCTTTGGCAGGAGGATGCGACCCGCTTCGAAGCGGCCCTGTTGTCGGCTCATGCGGGTCACCTTGTCGGTATCCGGCTTGCGGCCCAAGACATCGAGACGAGGCACTTCCTTTAACAGCTGGATCAGCCCCATGCCGCTGGCGGTATCCTCGATGATGACGAGGTCGACCTGCCATAGCGCGGCGAGCGCGATGATCTGCTCGCGCATCTCCATTACGGCCCAATGGCCGCGGCTGACTTGCAGCACGTGGAGCGACTTCTCCCGAACGCCGACAACGGTGATCGCGGTGTAGTCATTTTGGATATTGGCTTTTCCGGCGGGATCGCAGCTCAGCACGACCCGCTGGAAAGTCTTGCGCTCCGGCGCGGTATCGTAACGCCCGAGCCACGCCGCCTTGACCATATTGCCGTCGGGTGGCGTGGGGTTCTGCTGGTACTGCGCGGCAAAGACCCGACTGCCGATCTCGCGCTTCAAGTCCTCGAGTGCCTTGGGCTTGTCGCGCTTCGGCTGCAGCAATTCCCCGGCCGGGCGGGAGTAGACCTCATCCTCGCTCACCCGATAATCGGCCGGTTCGACGGCGATGGCGGGGATCACCAGCTTAGGCCAGTCCTGCTCGATCAGGATGCCGGACAGGTCGTCGACATGGAGCCGCTGCATCGCGATACAGACCAGACTCTCCGCGGGATCATCAAGCCGGCTGAGAGCCGTGTTGCGGAACCAATCAATCGCGCCGCGCCGCGCAACTTCCGAATCCGCGTCGTTGGCCTTGATCGGGTCGTCGACGATCAGCACGTTGCCGCCGCGACCGGTCAGTGTGCCACCCACCGAGGTGGCCAGGCGAGATCCCCGGCGGGTGGTCTCGAATTCGCCCTCGGCGGCCTTTTTGGGATTTAACCTCGTTTGCGGAAAGACACGCTTGTAGAACGGCGTGTCGAGCAGCGACCGGCAGTCCCGGGAGAATTTGGCGGCGAGTTCGTCGGAGTAGCTGGCGCAGATGATCCGGGTACTGGGAACGCGACCCAACAACCAGGCCGGGAGAGCGACCGAGACAATGAAGGACTTGAGCGTGCGGGGCGGCAGGTTGAGGACCAGCCGTTTCCGAGCCTCTCCGGACACCATTTGCTGGATTTGGTAGCAGATACATTCGATGTGCCAATTGAGGATCAGGCGCTGACCCGGGTTGAGCGCCTCGAAAGCCTTGCAGGTGAAGGCACCGAAGTCGGTCCGATAGATCGCATCGGCCAGATCCCGATCAATCTTCATCGCGGGTTTCCTTCTTACCGAGTGACTTCAGAAGCCGGGGTCCGAAGCGGCGGATGATCAGCAGCTCGTCGTCCTCGATCGGTTGGCCTTCGGCTTCGGGCGTCTCGGTGATGACACGTGCGTAGAGGGCGAGCACGGCGGTTGTGGCGCGGACATCGCCTTGCAGGGCCTTGGCCATCAGCGATTTGACCAAGGCGCGCTGCTTGCTGATGCGCCGTGGCCGCCCACCCTCGCGCACCGTGATCTGCTCGCCCAGTTCGGCGGAGAGATCGGTCGCCAAACTAAAGGTGCCCTTTGGGCGACCCTTGGGATTGCCCGATGTTCCAGGCTTGAACCGGGTCGCCTCGGGCGGTTTGCGGTACCCGACGTCAGATGCTCTGGTCATGGCCTAGTTGGCCTCCTTTCGCCGGCCGCGGTGCGGGCGGCGCTCAGGTGAATCGACCTGGTCGATTCCCCGCTTGATCGCGGTTTGGGTGAAGGTGAGGCCACTTTCGGCATGCCGGGCGGGGATGCGGGTGATTTGCTCCCAGCGGCGGAGCGCGACGTCGATATAGAGCGGGTCCAGCTCGATCACCCGAGCCACGCGGCCGGCGCGCTCGGCCGCCAGGATTGTCGTGCCGCTGCCGCCGAACGGGTCGAGGACGATCCCATTGCGCCGGCTGCAGTCGCGGATCAGGTCCGCAACGAGACCGACCGGCTTCACCGTGGGGTGCAGATCGAGGTCGCCCCGCCGCGCCGGATGCAGACAGTTGACCCCCGGATAATCGAGCACGTTGGCCCGGTATCGGCCCTGCGCGCCGAGCCCGAAATTGTTGATGTGGGGAGCCGCACCGTTCTTGAAGACGCCGATCAGCTCGTGCTTCGAGCGATAAAAGCTCCCCTGGCCCGCGTTGGTTTTGTTCCAAACCAGGAGGTTCTTCCACTCGGCATAGAGGGGCCGAGCGGCAGTCAGCAGTTCGGGGAGATGCCGCCAGTCGATGAACAAATAATGGATCGACCCGTTCGCGCTGAAGGTGATGGCCTGGCGGATGAAGCTCTCGAGGAACGCGGTGAAGGCGGCCTCGGACATCTCGCCCGAGGCCATCTTGAATTCCCGATGGCGCACCTTGCCCCGGCCCATCGTATGCCCATGGATCGGCACGTTGTACGGCGAGTCGCCGACCAGCATCTGGGCGAGATCGCCCCCCAGCAACACCTCGTACGAGGTGCTCTCCAGGGCGTTGCCGCACACCAGACGGTGCCGGCCCAGCTGCCAGCTATCGCCCAGTTGGCTGACGGCCGGGCCTTGCGAGGCCAACCCCGTCAGATCGTCGGCCGGGTCAGTCGCCGCTAGTGCCGGCTTGCCGTCCAGCAGCAGGTCGATCTCGCCTGTCGAGAAGCCGCTCAATTCGACATCGAAGTCGATGTCGATCAGCGTGTTGAAGTGGTCCTGCAACAATTCGACGTCCCACACCGCCTGTTCCGGCAGCCGATTATCGGCGATGACCACCGCTCGCTTCTCGGCCTCGCTCAAGCCGGCGATCGTTAGTGTCGGGACCTCGGTCAACCCGAGGCGCTTGGCCGCCTCCAGGCGGGCGTGGCCGGCAAGAATGGTGCTGGTCTCGTCGATCAGGATCGGGTTGGTCCAGATCTTCTCGATGCTCCGCATCAGGCGGACAATCTGAGCCTCGGGGTGTCGCCGCGGATTTCTCGGGAAAGGCTTCAGATCGTTGACCGGGCGCCTGACAATCTTTTCCGCCAACCCTCGCGGCAGTGGCGCGTTGCGGTCATGCCTCGATGTCTCCGAATGCGCCGCTTTGGTCGATTGCTTTAGGGGAGTGCGCCGGCGGCGGCCGTGGCCGGCGAGCGCGGGATCCTCAGGGTGCTTCACCGCCCCGATCCGTTTCCGGCATCGGCGCCAACTCTCCAGTCGGGGCTCGAAAGGAGTCGGATACTCCCCGTCGACCCATTTGGGCGGCCGATCGTGCCAAGCGTTCGCGACGGTAACCGACCGATATCGCTTCCCAACCGGCGGCGGGTCAGCGGCGGGTTTCGCCCGAGCGCAGCACAACCCTCTAGGGCGATTAAACAGGCGTCGCCACTCGCCGCTGGTGCCGCTGACCCTTTATCAAAGCCGGAAATCTGGTGGGCGTACATACTCTGCCCCGCATCGTGTTGGCACTGGTGGGTGCCTCGGCACGAGAATGGGGGCGCAGATTGTCTCGCACCATTTGTCCAAAGCGGCGTGGACAGGTTTTTTAGCTGTGCCTCACCGGTTTCGTTCCTACTCGACGCAACCATTCCGCGGGGAGCGTCGGCACCCGGACGCGACCGTCCCGCGGCCATTGAGCCTTCGGCGTCGGGGACAGCCAATCTGGCGGGGCGACCCAGAAATCAACCTTGCTTCGATCCAACGTCGGCTGGGCCTCCATACGGTCGAGCTTGAAGGCGGTGGCCCATTGAAGAAGGGCCATTGCCTCGGTAACAAAAACCTGGACGTCGTCGAGAGCGGTATAGCCTCGAGCGTCGTCGCCCTGGAATTGCTGACCGCGCAAGATATAAGCCGCCCACAGGTGGATTACGGGTAGGAACCTGCTGCGCGCCCGGTAGAGAAAAGCTCGGCTTCTTCCGGTCTGCCGTTCGACCAGCTTCGACGCGTTGGACCAGGAAGCGCGCTTTGGTTGGCTCTGTGCTATCGCTATCAGGACCTTCAGCTGCTCACACGCAGACATACCGTCGTAATAGCGCGCCCTGATTTCAGCTTTGTCGATAGGATCAGCGGTAGTCGTCGCCTTCATGATCGAGAGCAACACCGATCGCGGTACCGGTTCGCCGAGGTTGGTCTCTTCGTAGGTTGGGTAAAAACCTGCCCACAGACGGGCGATATATGCGCGTCGCTTGTGTTCGTCCTCGGGAAATAGCATGACACCCCAGGTCTCCGCCCACGGCTCGCCTGCGGTGATACTCAAGTAGCGCACGCGCTCACTCCTCCAGCTCGAGGCTGGTTATCGTCCGGATTATGGTAATATCGGGCCGAGCCTTGTCGCAGCAAAGAGTTCGGGCGAAGCCGCTGGCCATCATATTCCGTCCTGCCAAATCGAGCGATTTCCTTGAGCCGCCGCGGCACGAGCGGGATGCCGATCCGGTCGAAGCGCGCCTCGATGCGGCGGATCAGCGGCGCGATAATAGGGCGCCATTGCTGCTGATTCCAAAGCAAGTCGACCGGCGCGCCCTGGCCGGCGATGCTGCGAGAGCGCCGCAAGATGATTATCGTCGTCAATTTCGGTGGTTGCGTGAGTTGACGATGGCGACGATGAGCACGACGAAGAGCGCCGACGTGCTCTACGCCGCTGGTTGGAGCAGTTCGTAAAGTGCGAGGCCGGTCGGGATTATGGGGTGTGTTATTGCCTCACACGGCCGGTACAGGGTGTCGGCATCCCGCTCCCCGGCCTCGTGCCCGCGCGCTGACGGCGATCCTGCGGCTGATCTTTGCTCCGAGCGAGGCGGCGTCGATCGCCATGTCGCGGGCGTCGCCGGCTCACTCATCGGCACCGATCTCCTCTATTTTACGGAGACCAAGCGGAGCGCCGTCGGCTTTCCATCGCCGCAATCACCGCCTTGGTAAAAGCGGACGTGCTGGCGCCGCCGCCCAATCCGCGGTGCGCGTGCTATCGCCGACGGCCCCTTCGACGCCGTGCCGTAGTTGCTGCGCGGTATTGCAGCACGACCCCGATTGGACGGTTGGCATCAAGCCCGGCCGCGATGGGTCCGCCAGCTACCACTTGCTCAATATGGTGCGTGCGGGCCAACGCGGGCGACGTCGAGCGATTGCTGTTCGATACCGCCAAGTAAGACGGCACGCGGGTCCGCATCGGGCTCGGCCAAGATCCGGGGCAGGCTGGCAAGAGACAGGCATATCAACTGCCTTCGCTATGGTACTGAACAGCACGGTTATGCCGACGACAGGGTGCCGAGATCAAGTACGGCCTGTCGTCGATTTTCGGCACACCATCTGTCATAGTCGCGAGCCAATGGGCCTTGATCGAGTGGCTTTATCGGGGAGCAGCTTTCATCAAGTCAATCTGCTGGCGTGCCCGGAAGACGATCCTCTCGCCGGCCTTGATATCCCCCGATACCGTCCACAACCGGAAAGCCACGTTGAGCGGATCTATGCGCACGGTGCTCCAGAACCTCTGTTCACCGAACTGGTGCTGCAGCGCATGACAGTTGGTGCAGAGAGACAGGGAATAGCGATCCGACGGCTTCATTCCCGCGCCGGCGTCGGATCCCGAGCGGACATGCGCGGCCTCCGAGGGGGCAGCTTTGCCACAGACGACGCAGGGAAGCTGTCTGACAAAGGCTAAGTGCTGCAGGCGCCTCCGGTGGTCCGGCTTGGTCTTGTTGCGTGGCACGGTGCGCACGATGCGGGGTGCGGGCATGACGTAGCGGATCATGGAACTATTTCAAGGCTTGCGCGCAGTGCTGTACGCAGCGCCAACCCGCTCGGCGGGATCGGCAGTTCATTCGTCGCGCGGATCTTCTCCATGACTCGCTCGATGAAGTAGTTGAAAATCCGTAGTTCGCGGTCGAGCGCCGCAATAAACTTTTCATCCGGCTCAACCCGCACGACCAACTTTGGCAGCACATCATGCCAGCATAGGATATCCACCCAGCTGCGTTGGGACACGTAGAGCTGACCTTGTAACTGAGGCCGGAAGCGCTCGCTGACCTCTCCGCAAATCCAGTATTCGACCTGAGTGTGCGGTAGGGGCGCCTTGATTTCCAATAAACCGTCATCGCCGACGAGCCGATCAGGACTGCATCCCGTCGTGTGATTGTCATCGGTGATGAGGCCGATGCCCTGAACGGTTACGTCTTGATCGAATTCATACCAATCCGCTGCCTCGGCCTCGACGATCAGGCCCCGCTCCATTGCCGGCGAATTATAAAATTCGATTTTGTGCTCCAGGATCCGCTCGGCGATCAGGACGCAGGCGTATTCCCGCCACTGCTTCGACGGTTTGCCCTGGGGTGTGATGATCTTGTGGAAGTGCGAGCTCGTCGGGATGCCAAGCTTGAGGCGGTCATACTCATCCGAGTATTGCGCCACGTCACGATGAAAGATTGGCATGACTGGCCTCTGCCTTGGCTACCTGTTCCTCTAGGGTGCTAATGGCCTTGCGATAATCCCGGGCTGCGATCGTCGCTACAGCGGCTTCGAGAGAGCCGGCTTCCTCGATGCTTTGTGCTCTCATGTATTTCAGAAACTTCGGCCCGACTTTTGCCTTTTTGATCAGATCTAGAATTGTCGTGGTCTCGGCCTCGTCTATTGTTCCTCCGTTTCCGTCGTCATCATCGCCGACAACCACGATGTTGAAGATATTGCAGGCTATATAGCGGCGGAGGTAAGAATTGGTGCTTCCCACACCTTGTACGGTCGACTTGCCCCCCGAGGTGTCCAACGGGGCGGGCATAAATGAGTCTTCGAAATGGCCGCCCGGCAGATGCTTCAGACGGCCCCGGATCAGGATCCCGCCGTGCTCCCGCGGTTCACTGGAGTAGGAGAGATCCAAATCCTCCTCCATCAAGAGCGGCCGCAGATGTTTGTCGATCTCTTCGAGGGGGGCGTATTTGAAGGCTTCATAGATGCCTTTTTGAGGCTTTCCCTTTTCGATTTCATAGAGGGCAGACTTGTTCTTCACGATCGAAATGCCAGCAAGCTTTTTCAGGATCCGGCCCTTCGCCGCGTTGAATGCAAGCTCTGTCTCCTTCGCCTTGAGCTGCTCGTACATTGCGATGATGCGTTCGAGCTTTGCGGCGTCGGCGCCGGGATCAAGCGCCACCCTTTCAATCAACGCCAAAACCGCAGTAGCGCTGTCCGATGATAGGTCGGCGAGTTGCTCAACCTGCTTCGCCATCAGAACTCCTCCTGTTCGGCTAGAACTCAGGTTCTGGAGAGCCTCTTTGGTTGCGAAACCGGCGTCATGCGCCGGCCTCGACGATGCGGTAGACTCGGCCACGCTCCTCCTTGTCCGAGGCGAGGGTGAGCCCCAGCTTCTTTTTAAGGGTTCCCGAGAAGACGCCGCGCACAGTGTGGCGCTGCCAGCCCGTCATGCTCGCCACCTCATCGACGGTCACCCCTTCGGGTCGACGCAGCATCGCGATGAGCTCGTCCTGCTTCGAGGTGCGTTTCGCATTGGGTTGTGGCTCCGGCTCCGGCAATATCTCGACGATCGCCGACCACAGTTCATCGATCAAGGTGTCGCGGTCGCCGACCTTTCTGCGCTTTTCGACACCGGGCAGAGTGTTCCATAGTGCCAACAGCCGCTTGCTGCTAAGCGCGGCGGCGTGCAGTTCCTCACCAGAAGCGACGACGATTTCGCCCTCATTGACTGGCGCCGTCGGCTCGCGGCAGAGGGTGATTCCGTCATTGCTGATGATGTAGATGCGCATGAGTGGGTTCTCCTTGGTTGACCTGGCAGCGGCGCCGCCGGTGACCCCACTCACGCTCACTTTGCCGTCCAAAGCCACTCTGTTCCGGATAATCTTGTGGCGTTGTTGGGCCGCAATCGAGCATCGAATTACTCAGCCGAATCCGCCGCCCTGCTCGCCGATGTTCTGCTGCTGGTCGACTACCCGTGAAAACGCAGTATCTTGGGATGCGGTCTAGCGCATGTGCGCTCCCAAAGAACCCACCCTGGTCAGCGGGCGTCTGATGTCCGCTCGAGTCAAGGCGCCCAACATTACCGCCGACTGGGTCGTACCGAGCTCGCTAGGGTGACATATTTAACGGCTTGCCCACTCGTAGCGGCGGTCCGCCAGCATGTGCGGAATGGCTGCTCCGGGTCACGCAGAGAGATGTCTTATACGGATCTCCAAAAATTTCCGGACACGAGTGTGCCTTCGATCTCAGGCCATATAGCAGGGTGCCACCTATCGAGCGGGCGAAGCTGGAGCCCAGGCGACCGCGCAGAGCGAACGGATCAGGCGGTGGTTGGTGGCGAACCGGTTCCAGGCCGTCTCGCCGGCATCCATAATGTCCGCCAGGCTGGCAAACACCGAGTTGGCGAGCCAATGGCTGCGCAGATAGTGCCAAACCCGCTCGACCGGGTTGCTCCAGGCTGTAAGACGGCAACTCCAACAAAGTGATATTGCCACGCACCACG